GTCGTGTTAGCCATGTCGATCTCCTGTCGTGGCTAGTGTCAGCGGAGTGCCGCTGTCAGGGATGATGGAAAGATACACGAGCTTTGCCCAGCGGTCCACACCCACGTCCCTCTGCTGCGCAAAAGAAAAGCCCCCGCCGAAGCGGGGGCTCACCGGACCTAGGTCCTTGGTTTGTTAGGCCGCGCCCGGCGAGGCGAACACGCAACGCGGGTCGGAGAAGCCAAACGAGAACCGCTCACGAGCCTTGAAGCGCATGTTCCCGGTGTCGAAGTCGTTCTCCATGCCGGTGGTCATGCGCACCCGCTCGAAGTGAACGAAGCCGCGCGGTGCGTCCGTCTTCACGAACCAAGCATCGGGGTCCGTGAGGAAGTCGTTGACCGCATAACCCTCGGGCAGCATGCCCATGGATTTCAGCGCGTTCACGTCGTTGTCGGCGGTGCCAACGCGGAGGTTCGAAACCATCAGACGCTCAGCCACGAACTGCAGCTGGCGCGGGATGATGAGCTTCATGCCGCGAAGGGCAACCTTGAGACCACGCTCGTCAACGAAGCCAGCGATGGAGATGAGAGCATCTTCCAGCGAGGTCTCGTTGAGGTCCGACGCGACGGTCGGACGGTTCGAGAACGTGCCACCCGACAGGAGGGGGTGATCGGTTGCGGCCAGAGCCTTACCGTCGCCACCTGCGGTAGCACCACCCGTGAACGCATTGTTCAGGACGGCGGCCGCTTTGACCTGCTTGGTGTGAGCCATCGAACGTGCAAGAGCCTTGGTGTAACGACTGCCAAGGCGGTCGTACAGGTTATCTTCCACGGCTTCCTCAGTAATCGAGAAGGCCAGTGCGACGGTCTCGTGGTTGTACCGGGCGGTGTACGCCTCGTTCGCGTCGTCGAACGAGATCGCAGAACCTTCCGACTTGGTCGGCGCTGCACCAAACCCACCGAGCATCACTTCTTCTTCGAACGCGCGGTCCGAGGTTTCGGTGACGTAGATCTCGGAGTGCTGGTTTTCGTACCGGCCGTACTCCATTCCGAACAGGGCGTTGAGGCCCGGCTCGAGCTCTTTCGCAAGCTGTGCGCGCGAGATTGCCATCAGTCAGCCCTCCTTACACGCCGGTCGTCGAAACGGTACCGCCAGCGATGGCGCCGTTCGGCGAGTTGAAGTGGTTGTTCAGGCGAACAATCACGGGGATACCAGCAACGGTGAAGTCCGAGTTCTCGGGATCCTCTTGGATGCCCATGATACGGAGGTTCAGGGTGTTGGTGGTGGCGATGGTCTGGACGTCGAGGACGCCAGCCGACAGGCCCGTGGTATCGTCACCGGTGGTGGCGGTGGCGAAGTCAGCGTTCGCGAAGATCGCTGCCCGAAGCTCGGCTTCGGTGTCCCACGAGGTGTTGAGGTTCGACGTCGCGATGACGAACGTCTGCATCGGGTCGTCGTAGACGAACGCCTTGACGGGGTAGTTCGAGTTTGCACCCGACCCCGGCCAGTAGTTCGACCAGACCTTCTTGCCCGTGGTGGACGACACGTACTCGCAGCCCCAGAACACACCGAGAAGACCAACGGTGCCGCCAGCAGCTGCGCCCACGATGTCGATGACACCGGCGGCGAGCGGGATGACGGGCGAGCCCTGATAGATCTTGTTGGTGTTGCCAGACGCGATGCGATACTCGGTCAGACCACCGGTGTTCGCGTTCTGGCCGACCGTCCCCACGGGACGAAGACCGAACGCACCATTGGTGTTAGCCATGGTATAGCTCCATCAATTTACTCGGAGCCGCCTTCACGGCCTCCGAAGGTGACACGACTTTGCCGCTCCTTATGGATCGGCATCGAAGGATGACTTTCCTTCATCAAGTCCTGATCGACCGCCTGCATCTGTTCTCGGGTCCGGCCCCCGTAATACGCGGATCTTTCGTTTGCAGTCTCGACAGGGATTCGGCACAGCATCAGTCCGCCGTTACCGATAACTCCAGCGTAGCGTCCATCCTCGATGGTCGGTGCAATGTAGTCGGGGTACTCATCGGCCCGAACAGGCTCCCAACCCTCCTGCATCTTCGCAAAAGCGTTGGTCTTGTCCTCTTCGTTCCGCATGGCAATCCGAATCCAGCGGTGCACGTAACCCTCGGGAGGAGGCGGTGCTTGAAGCCGACTGGGCGGGGCCCACGGCTTGCGGCGCGCGGTTGCTTCGCGCGTAAGGTTCGAGCGGGGCGTTCGCTTCGTTTCGACCATCTGGATCACTCCTTCACGTATTTCGCATATTCCTCGAGAGGAACGTTGAGTTTACGGGCGATAGCGATCTGAGACGGCGTCAGCTTAACGCTCCGGCGCCCCTGCTTGGTGGAACGGGATGCAGAGGAACTCGCAGAGGCGACTTGAGCTCCACCCGTCTTACGGTCGGACTTGAACTTGTGAGGAAACTCCGTCCTCATCCGACGATCCACCTCACTATAGTACTCATCGCTCTGCGGGTCAAAACCTTCTTCCTCGACCAGCCTACGATGGATACCAAACGCAGCATAAGTCATGACCTCGTCCTGACCAAACCACGTGTTCTTTTCTGCCCAAGTCTGAGCCTTCGGATCGACCTGCGGCTGCGCCGCCTGCTGATACTGGGGCTGCTGTTGGTACTGCAGCTGCTCAGGCTGCTGGCGCTGCAGGCGCTCGTTGTCCTGCAGTTGGCGCTCGGCGCGCGTCTTGGCGACGTTGTACCGATCTTGGTCGCTGACCGCGCGGGCCAGAGCCTCTTGGGCCTCTACAACCTTGTCGGCGTCACCGGCCTCGTAGGCCTCCTTGTACGCCCGACGGGCAGCGGCAACCTGCGCTTCGACCCGGGCGCCGTACTGGTCGAGATACCCGCTGTCGAGCTGGTTGACCCGGCCCTTCAGCTTCTTGTTCTCTTCCATCAGCTGCTGGGCGATGCGCACAGCCTCCTGACGGTCCCGCTCTTCCTTGCGGTACTTCTCCGTCAGCTTCTTGATGCGGTTCTGGACGTTCTTGCTGTAGCTCTCGAGCTCAGCCTCCTTGTCCGCGCCGTCATCGGCCTCAGCCCTCCGTACCGGGGCTTCGCTTTCTTCGACCTCCGGAGCCTCGATCTCGATCTCCTGACCGAGATCCTCGTCGTCTCGTTCCATAGCCGCCTCCTCAGACATGCTTTACATCGTCAGGGTTCAGGATCGTCGCGATGACCTCGTCATCGTTGATCAGCCGAACCTCTCCGCCGTCGATCTTGAACCGGGAACCGGCATACCGGCCGATGCAGACCCAATCTCCGGTCTTGCACCACGGCTCCGATTCCGGGCCGAACTTGTCGGGGTCTTTGTAGGCCAGCGGGCCCACCTTGAGGACATAGGCGACAACCGTCGCCAGCGCTTCACGGTCCCGGACCTCGTCCGGAATGTGAAGGCCGCCCGACGTGACCGCCTTGCCTTGGTACGGCATGACCAGAACCCGCCAGCCGGTGGGCTGAGGCAGGCGGTCGAGCAGCGGTTTGTCGAGAAGTGCGGGGTCAAGGACCCGCTGGCCTTCGGGCACGTAGGCCTTTTCGATGCCGCTGGGCGCTTCTTCGGCCCGTTCTTTGGCAGCGACTTTCCGGGCGACGTGCTCAGGGAGCAGTAAACTCGTCATCTTCGGTGTAGTTCTCCAGCAGGGACTTGATCTCGTTCCTGACAAAGGAGAGTCCCCGGACCTCCCCCACCAGCGACTGGTACTGTTCCCAGTCTTTCGCGGCGCCGGAGGACAACAGGCTGCTGATGTCCTCCTCACGCTCCGCGATCAACTTGTATATATGTCGAGCGAAACTTACAACATCCATCAGAATGTTTCTCGATAGTTTTGCTGCGAGAGCGACTTGATGGGCCCGCCCTTGACCCAGTCGTTGCAGGTGTGAGCGGCCATGCAGACGAACTTGTAGATCTGGCAGTAGCCCAGATCGCCAGACTCATCGCCGATGCACTCCAGCATGTCGTCGGTCTGGTTGTACGCGCCGCAGTTGCCGCAGACCTCGCTCGCGACGAAGCCGCCGTCATCGGCCGGGTCCCGATAGTCGGCGTCCTCGACGGCGACCATCTTGTTCTCCTCGTTGATCTGGGGATCACGAGTCGGGACCGGGCAGGACATGCCCTCGTCGTCCTCTTCGTAGTCGTCCATGGGGATCTCTTTGTCCCCGTTCAGCGTGATCGTGATGCTAACCATCAGAAGGTCCCTCGATGCTGGGTGCCGGAAACCTGCACCGTGCCGCCTTTGCTGTAGCCCTTGCGGGATCGACCGGCCTCGCGGAGCGCGATGGCGACAGCCTGTTTCTGCGGGCGCCCCTCCTTGCGGAGCATTCCGATGTTCTCGCTGACAGTGGCGTCAGACTTACCCTTCTTCAGCGGCATTACTGCCCCCTCCGCATGTTCGCCATGGCAATGTCTTGTTGGACCGCGATCCGCTCGCGGTTGACCGCGTTACGGCTGTCCGCGATCTCTTCCTGCAGCTCGAGACGGGCGGCTTCGCCCGCCGCCTTCTGCTGGAGCTTGGCCTGATCCAGCTGGAGCTTCTGCGCGCTCTGCATGGCGTCCTGAGCCAGCTTCTGCGCATCGAGCTGGAGTTCCTGCATGCGGATCTGGACCAGCGGGTCGGCGTTCGGATCCGGGGGCGGCGGAACGATCTGCTGCATGACCTGATCGAGCAGCTGGGACTCGACCGTGGCGACAAAGCCCTCAAGCTCGACCGGGTCGGACATCTGCTGCTGGAGCATCATGACCTGCTGCTGGACCGCCGGGCCCGGCAGGGCGCCCTGCATGGCCATCTGCTGCGCCTGCATGACTGCGCGCTGCGCCTCGCGCATCACCTGCTCCTTGGCGAGGAGGGCGACGTGCTGCTGGATGTGGGCATAGAACAGCGCCAGCACGGGCTGGTTGGCCTGCACCAGCGGCGTCTTGGCCACAGCCACGTGAGACTTGATGTGGGCCTCGTGATTCTGCCCCGGAAACGCCTGCGCAGGCACCATCATCCCGAGCTTTCCGTTCTCCAGCGCGGCGCTCTCCGGCTGCGGCTGCGGAGGCGGCGGCAGGATCTCGTCGATGTTCTGGACCTCGAGGGCCTGATACATCCGCCGGTAGGCCGCGTGCAGGTTGTGCATCTGCGGGTTGGACTGGGCCAGCTGCAGCTGCGTCTGAGCCAGCGTCACGCGCTGCGCCATGGAGAAGATGTTCGGGTCGCTGACCGGGATGATGTCGATGCGACCGTCGAAGTCGGACTGGACGACGCCGGGCATCCCGCCCTCGACCTGATACGGGTAGTCCACCGGGGCGTTCTCGGCGATCACTCGGGCGAGGATGCGGAACTCGTTCTTCTGGGCGTAATGCAGGCGTTTGTGGATCGCCGACATCACCTTCATGCCGCGCTCGAGCAGGGCCACGGTCGTGCCGACCGGCGCCTCTTGGTTCATGTTCGAGGCCTGCATGTCGGCCACGTTGACGAACCGGCGCCCTGCCTCGACCAGCGCACCGAGCAGCTGGGCCAGCGTTGCCGACGGCTCCTTGTACGGCAGCGGGATGATCGCGTCCCGGATGTTGCCGCCCGGGGCGTCCATGTCGCGGAACTCGCCCGGCTGCAGGGGCTCGTCACTGTCACGGACCCGGATGCCCTTGGCCTTGAATCCTGCCGGGAGGTTGGCCAGCGTGCCTGCGTCGATCAGCTGGCGCAGGATCGAGGTGGCGGCGCGGCCGAGACCGCCCACCATGTGGGTCAGGCCGAAGCCGTAGAAGCCGAGACCGGGCAGGAACTTGTAGTGGGTGAAGTACTGCTTTGCCTTCCGGAGCGGGTCGAGCTCGTCGTAGTTCCGGCGGATCGACAGCACCTCGGTCGAAGCCTTGTCCACGGTGACGATGTACGGCAGCTTGATTCCCGTCGGCTCGCCGTCCGGGCCTTTGTCCTCGAAGCCCTCGATGTCGAGTTCGCAGTGAATCTCGTACACCTCGCGGACGTCGTCGCGGTAGGACTTCGACAGGCCCTCGATGTCATCAACGGTGTTATCAACAGGATCGCTGTCCTGATTGCCGCCAACCGGCAGGTCAAGGTCACGGTAGAACCCGGAAACCTGCTGCTTGCGCAGGTCGTTGTCGGTGATCTTGAGGACATGCGTGATGCGCGGCGTCGAGAACAGATCGGTGGCCGAGTACGGCACGACGATGTCCTGCGCCGGGATGAACTTCGACACCTGACGGCCCTTGGTCGCGTCGAAGTACGTCTTCTTGAACGTCGAACCAGACAGCGGGAGGTAGAAGAGCATCTGATCCATCTCTGGATCGTACTCCTCCATCACCTCGGTGATCTGGTAGTTCATGTACTCCTTGACGCGCTTGGCCTGCGCTTCGACCTGCGGGTTCACCGCGCCCACGATGCGGGTCTTGACCGGGCCGCCTGCGGGCAGCAGCTCCTTGTACGCCTGCGCTTGGAACTGGGCCACGCTCTCCGAGATGACCGGGTGGGTGACCGAGGACGCCCCCTCGAACGGCCTCGAGCGCTCTTCCTGCTTCACGCCCAGAAGCTCGAGGCCCTTGACGTACGTCTCTTCCCACTCGGACCGGGACTCCATGTCGTCCTCGACGGAGGCCAGCAGGTCGGTCGCAATCTCGGCGAGCGTCGAGTCGTCCAAGAACTCGGAGAGGTTGGCATCGAACGGGATCAGCTGCTCGACGTCCAGCTCACCGGCCATCTCGGCGATGGCTTGGATCAGCGCAGATCCGTCTTCTTGCGGTATGATCTCTGCCCCACCCGGGAACTCCATCGGACCTTCGACTGGGATTTCGAAGCCCTGTTCTTCCGGCACCAACGCGGAATCTACCATGGCTCCCATCGGGCGCGGCGGCAACATCAGTAGTACTCCCGTTTGCGAGGCATGGTTTCTTCCGGCAACTCTTCGTCATGTATAGCAATAAAGCCACCCTGACGGAAGCGCATCAGAGCAAGCGTCATCGAGTCCACAAAGTCGTCATGCTCCCCATTTGGAAACGAGGCAACCTCTTCGATTACCTCGTCGGCGAACTTCTTGCCCAGCGGGGCCCACACCATCCCGGCCTCGAACAGCGGAGACACCGTGTGCATCCGAGTCGTCTTGTCTATGCCGCCGCCCCCGGCCTTGCGGCCCGGGGAGAAGCCGACAGCGGGGATGCCGCGCGTCCGCATCTCGTCGATCAGGGGGCGACCGGAGGCCTTGGCCTCGACGATGACCATGTCCGGGTCCCAGTACTCGCACTCCTCCCACGCGACTTCCTTGAGCTCCGGGAAGCTCCACCGGCCGCGCTTGGCGTCGAGCAGGATGACGTGGTCCTTGCCGCCCTCGTCGGGCTCGAAGACGCCCCACGTCGTGATGGCCGAGTAGTCCGCCGTCTCTTTCTTCGAGAACGCCGTGTCGTACGCCTGCAGGATGTACTTGAGCTCCGGGACCTTCTCCTTCTCCCAGTCCTGCCACCACTCGCGCTTGACGATGGCCTGCTCGGTGCTGGTCGGCTGCTGCTGCCACTGCGCGGACCACTTGCCGACGGGCAGCGAGGCCTTGATCGACAGGAGGGCGTTCTTGTCCCAGAACTCCGGCCACAGAGGCTCTCCGCTGGGCAGGATGGCCGGGAACTCCACCACCTCCCACTGGTCCGCCATGGGGTCTGAGGACTGCGCATCGAGCAGCCTGCCCGTAAGGTCCTTCTTTCCCCATCGTGTCATCACGAGGATGATGGCCCCGCCGGGCTGGAGACGCTGCCGGGGACCGGAGGTGTACCACTCATAGGCGTGGTCGAACGCCGTATCGGACAGGGCGTCCTGTTCGGAGTGCGGGTCGTCGATGATGAACAGGTCCGCGCCTCGACCGGTCACGGCCGCCCCGACGCCTGCGGCAAAGTACTCGGCTCCCGCCGTGGTGCCCCATTTGCCCGCGCCCTTGTTGTCTTCCTTCAGCTTGGTCTTCGGGAAAACCTCTTGGTACTGCGGATCCTCGATCAGGTCGCGCACCTTGCGGCCAAAGCGGACAGCAAGTTCGGTGTTGTGTGTGGCCTGAATGATCTTCAGCTTCGGGTTCCGGCCGAGGAACCATGCAGGCAT